TCAGTATCTAGATAATCTAATACTGGAGCAAACTGTGACATAGCTCCAAAGATTTCAACGCCACGCATAACGGTATTCAAGTCACCAGATTTTTGGGCTTTGGCAAGTGGGCTAACATATTCGATCTCCACATCTTGTTGAGCTAGTATCTCTGGTGCTGGTCTAAATACACCTTGACGTTCTAATATTTTATAAACTCGTTCTATTAATGGTTGTAATAACTCTGACTGTAATCGACCTAACACTGGTCCAAGCAATCTCATTTTTTCTTCATTACGTTGTAAAACTTCAGTAGCTGTCATGTTGCCACCTTGTGAAGTTAACAGCTGATCGACATAAAATGTTTTTTGTACTGCCAGCTGACGGTCTTGAATCATATTTAATGTTATTGGATTGTTTGCTCCAATGTTCAATGGTTCAATTCGGTCACGACTACCTGAACGATAAAAGTTTAAGCCACCAGGTACAGTTCTTATTGGTAACATGAAACCGTCATCAGGTATCATCAACGGTGGATCAATTTGTTTTTGTCCAGCTTTGATAGCAACCTCTGACATTTTGTTAAGCATCTTAACATCAGGTAAAGCATTCATTGATGGTGACCGACCATAGATCTCATAACTAGCTTTTAAATATCTTGGCACAACATAAGGAAACTCACGGAAGCCACCTTCACTAATCATGTGAACGTCATTGGGATCTAAGTAACAAGATTTAAACGGCATGTTTTGTGCATCTTGTTTACTAGTATCATAACCATCTCGTGGCATAACCACATGTAGTAAATCTACATCAGCATACACATCTTGTTTAAATTTATTTAAGATAGCAGCACCGACATTGTTTTCACCAAATAGATTTACCGCAGCTCGTGCTGATATGGTAAATAATCTAAAGACCGTATCGACTTGTCCTTTTTCGTTTTCCGCAATGTATATTTCTTTAATGTGTCTAGTATTAAAACGTACCATGTTCTTATCATCAGCTGATACAAACATAGCTGATGTACCAAACGATATTAAATCTTGATACAGTTCTTGTACTTCTTGTTGAAAGTTAGATCGGTTGAATGCCGTGTACATATCTTCAGTAACACTATCTAACCACTCTTGAGCTTCGTCATCTTGTTGGAGTTCACTATCTTTAAATGCTAATGTAAACCACGGTGACGCTGCATTGGTTAACATACCATGCAAACTAGAACCTAATAACTCTAGGGCGTGGATAGCAGTGCCATCAAAGATTACTTGGTTTCTTTTATCTCCACGAGTTCGTTGCTGGGTAATGTCAGCTTTGCGTGGTAGCATGTAATCAGCAATTTCTTGCCAATGACTTTCCCACGTTGACCTAGTAGTTTTTAGTGTAGAAAATCTATCTACGAGCATTGCTGCATTTTTATCTTGCATATAATTAACCTAGAAGGGTTGGAGTATAAACGGTAGCACTTCCACCAAGACCAGTAGAACTAGTATTGATTAATGACTTACGACCTTTTTTCTTACGCTGTACGGCTTGAGCTGTTTCTTCAGTTTCCGTTGGTGTTGTTTCAACTGGAACAGGATCAGACACAACTGGATCTGGAGTAGGTGTTGCAGTTGGTTCAGCATTAACTGTTAAATCATCTATCGATGTTACAGGTTCTGTAGTACCAGCAACTGTTCCAGCTACTTTTAAAATATTTTCTTTAACTGGATCTGGGGTTGGTTCTGGAGCTGGTGGTGTAGGTACAAAAGGTTCTACTATTTCGTTAGGTATTATTTTTTTAATTATTTTTTTAGCTTTGCCCATTATTTTCTCCATTGATAGGGTAAATGAATTGTAACTGTTTGGTCATTGTTATTTGACCAACCAATGCGTTCATATAGTTTTATGTGGTCAGCATCGATTTCATCTGTTTGCAATGCAACAGCTCCAAGCTGATAACTCATTTGATAAAATTTATTTACCGTGTGTCTAGTTAACACACGACCTTGATATTGTTGTGCTACACACATATGCGTAACAAAATTGTTTTCGTTATCTTGCAATTCATACAACCATACATAACCTAAAGTTGTGTCATGTTTTACAAATCGAAAGATGTAAGCATAAATTAAATTATCTTTATGCTCAGGTAGATACTTAAAGTTTTCTTCTGTTAAGAAAACTAGTAAAGCATCAGTGTCTTGACTTAGTTCTATATCAAGCACTCTGCTTGTTTTTATTAGCAAAACTTCTAGCAGACGCTACTGAACCAAAACCCCATTTCTTTAGAGCTAAGGCTTTACGAGTTGGACTACCATCTGGTTTCTTCATTGGTCCTTTCATGCCAGCAAAACGTGCAGCAAAAGATACTCGTCTAGGATTAGTACCTTTGTTAACAGGAGCTTTAACGCCATGATGTTTTCTACCAGCAGCATTTAGACCACCTGATGGACTTTGGTGTTTCTTTAACGCCATTTAACCCATCAAAGTTTTCTTTTTCTTTTTTGGAAAGCCAGCTTTCATATTAGCGTAAGACTTAGCACTAACTGTTGATTTAGACTTTGGTCTAGACGTACCAGCTTTTTTTCTTTTATTCATATTTTCGTATAGTGACATAATGTTATCCTAGTAATGTTGAGCCAGCACCAGTGGTGTCTGCTACTGAAGTTAGTTTCTTTTTATTTTTTTTTGCTTGATCGGTAATATCTTCCACATTGTCTTTAGTTTGTGCTGCTATCTTTTGTACTGGTAACTTTTTGTCCTTAGCTTTTTCAACTATTTTTTGTACTGGCAGTTTTTTTTCATCTGCAATTTTTTTTATTGCTTGCATACCTACAGCCATTTTTATGGCTTTGCCCATCATTTTTCCCATAATATTATCCTAGTAAAGTTGGTGAATATGTTTCAGCTTCTGTGGTCAAACCTTGTGGTCCTGTTAGGATGGTTGACTTTCTGCCTTTTTTCTTTTTGTTAACTGATGCTAGTGCAGCTTCTTCAGCATCTTCATTGATAGCTCCTGTTGGATCAGCTGCTGCTATTTCAGATTCTGTTGGAGTGTTGGTAATTTTTTCTTCGGTGTCACCACTACTAGGTGGATTGTAAGCTATTGGTTCTGGTGCTGGCGGCACTGGTGGCATACTTATTTTTGGTTTAAAAATTCTGCTCATGATTCATTCCTAATGGGTTGTAATTATTATCAGCTATACGCTGGGTTATTTCTTTGTCATCTCGTAATTCTTCCAAGCCTACAGACAAGCAACGCAAAGCATCACATGCATGACTTGACCAGTCGTGGACTGGTTTCATATTAAAAACTTGTAAGGTGTCGTTAAACTTACGGTGATAGTTCCGCAAAGCATCTATAAGTTTCTTGCAAGTATCAACGTCTAGCCAGCAACGGTTTAGCAAGAGTTGCGTATAATGAATACCATCCTCTATACTTAGTTTAGGTACAATTTTAAAACGTAAACCTAACTCGTAGGCTATTTCACGCCTGGACTTACCATTAGTAAACTCACGTTGTTCTAGATCGTGTGGTCCATAATGGTTCTTGTAAACGTAATCCTTGCCGTTAATCACATTAATGTAATGGGGTAGACCCTCATTACTGTTTTCATAATAATCTATAATCTGTACAGCTCGACCTACTTGCTGAAAAAACAAGATAACGGTTTTATCCGAGATGCCTATATCCCATGCCGTACTAACAGGATAAGTCGGATCATATGGCACTCGACCAACTTGACCTCGGTTTTCAATCTTTTCTACTATATCTCCATAGATAGCACCTTCTAGAGCTGCTACCCAATCACACTCAAACTCTTGTCGGTATTTATTTTTACCCATGAGTTCTAGAGCTGCATCTAATTCTTCTTGGTCAACAATGCCTGTTTCCGATGCTTTAGCAATCTTGGTGTACCAGGTCTTATCTTTCAGACCGTGTTGGTACTTATTATAAAAATCATTACTCATGCCTTGTGGTGTACCCACAAAATAACAAAAGCCTTTACGATCTGACAGAGCTGGTCGAATAATCTCAGGAAACAATCGTGGATTGATCTGAGCATATTCGTCACAGATAATACCATCGTAGTAATTACCACGAAGGCTATCAGGATTTTCAGAACCTAAGAGGGAGATCTTTGCTCCGTTAGGCAGAGTGCAACTAAGTTCTTGTTCATTAAACTTTGATCCAGGTATGACACCAGCATAATATTTTAAGTAGTCAAAAATAATTGACTTTGTTTGTTTATAAGTTGGCCCGATGTATGCGTACCGTGGATTCCATTTGTCGTTAGTTAACGCCCTTTTAATTAGTTCATTGATGCACAATACGGATTTACCAGCACGCCTGTGAATGCTGAGTACAGCCCATCTATGTTTGGTTAGTTGTGTATGTATGTCTTGTTGTAATGGTCGTGGACTATACGGAATAGTTATCTGCATTAATGGACCGTTGGTTGTTTGCCATCTATATCTAGCTGATCAATATTTAAGTTGTTGCAAATCCAATTAGACACATCTTTGCCGTGAATATTATTACGAAAGCCTGTAACGCTAATTATTAAACTTTTGCTAGTTTCATCGTAAACGATCATTGCTAGCAGATCTTTTAAATCTTCATCCATATGCGTGGTTCTATTAATTTCCTATGATATATATATTATATACCGCACACCGTTTTTCGGGGTGTGGGGGGGTCGGTGTTCCTAAAAAAATATGTAGCGTGTATGGCGGATTATCTAGCCGCAATATAAAAAAAAGATCAGCAGTCCTTATCGTGTCCCAGGATTACCAACAAATAAAATTAAAAAGTACCTGACCTAGTACCTTGACCTCAGCTTGAGCCTTGCACTTTAGTATCATTCCAATCTATCGTACTCCATGACGTGTGTGCGTACTCATACAGCTCTGTATAATATATGGGAGATCATCACTTGATCTCTGGTATTACCTCACTACTCCAAGCAATAGTCATCTTGGTATCAGCCTTAACATCTGCTTGTATCTTATCACCAAATGTACCAGCTAATAGTTTACTACTCATCCAACGTGCATGATGTAGACGTTCTCTGTTCCATTGTACTGCTTGTGGTTCACACTCTTGTTGCAGTAACTCCATCATACTATCGAGGTAAGTCCATGCTCCAAGTTGTCTAGCATCAGCTATCTCTTTACGAATATCATCGTCATCCTTCATCCAGGAATACACAGTTGTGACTGCTGGATAATCCTTATCACTACATATCTTGGATAGTGGAATGCCCTGTTGCAGCTTCTCGAGAATGCTTGGGATCTTCTGTTTTAAGTTTGTCTTTGACATGTTTTAAATTCATTAATGCTTTTAGTTTGCCTTCAGGTGTCTTTGGTCCTGTCGATAACCCACCATGTAACTTGCACTTACCATTAGCAAGTGCTTTAGCTTTACAAGGTAATCGAGTGGAACGAGCATAAGCTCCACACTCTTTTTTATGAAGTGGTCTACCTACCATGATGGGCTATCTTAACAAAGAAAGGAATATCAAATACAATGATTTGCAAATGATAGTTAAATAACTATTTGATTTTGTCATACTTGTCTAACAAATATTTGTCATAAGCTACCAAATACTTAATATAAATTAGAACTTCTAAGTACATTTCTTTAACCTTGTGTCGATGCATGCCAAGTTTCTTTCCAATGTGTACATATGGCATACCCATACCTCTGGACCAAACTAGTTTACGTTCTGTAGTATCAAGCAATGGTGTGATGTGATAGAGCAAGAAATCATACCGTGCTATTTCTTTTGACGATGCAGCACTGCGTGTTGGCTTCTTATCCCAGGCATTGTGTTCAGTGACATCGTGCTTGATGTCAAACTTCATACCATTGTAACCTTTCTTATATGCAGCTGGGAGTTTACGATCCGTAGCTATTGCTTCTTCGAAGGCATCAACTAACCAAGCTGTGGAAACTGTTTGAGCCATTTCTTATCTCCTTTCATTACATCATCCCAGAACTGTTTCTTACGATCAGATGATAGGTTTTTTAAAAAGTTGTAGAGCTTGTCCTTCTGAGCTTTCGGCACTCGTGCTTGCTTTGCTTCGGTCTGCTTCACAGCAGACCTATAATGGATATTGTTATTTTTAGCAGTGGATTGGATGAGAGATCTAACCTTACCCCCTCGTAAATCATGTCTAGATATATCTGGTCTAGATATATCTAGTTTAGATATATATTGTTTATTAATATATACACTTTTTGTCACATCATTGACTGGGAAGTAACGACACGTTGACGCTAACCGTTTAGATACAATAAATTCCTTATCCCTTAGCTCTTTAATACATCGGATAACAGTACGCCTAGAGATGTGCAAATCTGACGCAATGGTAGCTTGGCGTGGCAAGCACTTACCGTATCGATAGTACAAGCTCTCCAGATAAATATAAACTATCTTAGCCTGGGGGGTGATGTCCTCACGAATAAACCGATCTAATGGATTCATTTAGGCAACAGCCTTATGTCTGTTAGGTCCTCAGCTGGTATGCCGTAGAACTTTGGTCGTGTTCCGACCTGGCGTTCATAACGTGCTAACTTAGCATCACTAGCTTTTATAAAGCCAACTACCTCATACCTGGTGTTGGCATGTACTAGCACTAACACATGCAAGAGGTCATCAGGTGCATTAGGTTTAATAACTAAGAAGTTGCTATGTTTGTTTGGATCAATCGTATGATGCAGCTGTGCTTTGATTTCGTAGTCACCAAGATCAGGTCGACTAAACGTATTGATTGAACCATCCCAATACATGCCGAGAGCTTTAGCTACAGCACATTCTGCCACTGCCGATACCACTGACCAGCCAACATCTGAAATAGGTGTCCAAACGCTACCATATCGATCTTTATGCCCATTTAAAATTGATTGCACCTTACGATTAAGACCGACTGATGCAGCCATGTCGTACTCATACCATTCGAGGTTGACAATCATTCATTCTCCTCTCAGCTATTTTTATATAGTCATCGTTTAATTCAATTCCTATGGCTTTACGATTATGTTCATTGGCAACTAGAACAGTAGTGCCAGCTCCACTAAAAGGATCTAAAACTGTACCACCTTCAGGGCATCCAGCTAAAATACATGGCTCAATTAAATCTTTAGGAAAAGTTGCAAAGTGTGCGTCTTTAAAAGGTTTAGTGGTTACTGTCCAAACATTTCTTTTATTTTTTTTATTGCCACAATTTCTATGCGTATTTTTTGTTGGATTTAAATGATTTATTTTTTCATTCCAACTTTCTTTTTGATAGCTAGTTCTTTTGTATTTATCTCTATCTTTTGTTGATTGAGCAACATCTTCTTTAATAGCATCAGCATCATAATAATATTTTTTTGATTTAGTTATTAACCATATTTTTTCGTGGCAGCTTGTTGGTCTATCTTTAACACTTTCAGGCATTGGATTTGGTTTATGCCAAATAATCTCTGATCTAATATACCAACCAGCATCTTGTAGAGCTATTGCAACTCTATTAGGTATCATTAATAAATCTTTAGGTTTTAAATTTTTAGATATATTTCTTTTTTTTGGTATAGATCCATTTTTATAATGTATATTAGCTCCAACACCATTACCCGAAGTTTTGTTTCCAGCTTGTGATGAATTATAACTATCCCCAACATTCCACCAAATCGTTGCAGTATCTTTTAGTTTAGGTTTAAAGGTTTCAAATACTTTAACTGTGTTAGCAAGATAATCTTGATAGGTTTTTTCCAATCCAAACTGACCATCAACTCCATAATCTCTTAATCCAAAATAAGGTGGAGAGCTGACAACACAATCAATAGAGTTGTTTTCTAATGTTTTGATAACATCAATGCAATTACCTTGAATAAACTTATTCATTGGCTTTGGCTTTCCAAAATAATACTTCACGTTTGAGATCATCGATTTGATTTTCTAATAACATCAAAGCTCGTTCATCACTGATCTCA